CATTAGGTCTTCAAGTTAACTCACTTCTCAATGAACTTGAGGAGTGTTTCCCACCAGTAAACCCCACGCCATACGATGACGACAGGTTGATCATGTATAGATCAGGTCAACGTTCAGTTGTCGAGTGGTTACAACAACGACTAGAGGAATAGAACTATGTGTTTCGGAGGCAACTCAGCACCCCCAGCACCAAAACCAATACCAGCACCAGCACCGTTACCCCCAGCTCCACCGCCACCGCCACCGCCGAAGCCCCCAGTGGCACCACCTCCTCCGATGGAGATGAACCCTGAGCCTGCAGCAGTGACACCTAACTCTGGTGGTCAACGGAAGAAGAGTACACAACAGAATAGTGCAAGCAATAGACAGCTACAGATCGGATCGTCTGGTGTCAACACTGGCAGCGCAGGATCAGGTACGACTGGAGTTAATCTATGAAGGCACGTGCAAGATATGATCAGCTAACGTCTCAACGTGCAGCGTTCCTCAACACAGCGAAGGAATGCTCACGTCTTACGTTGCCATACCTTGTCCGTCAAGATGATGAAGCAAACAAAGGATCACACGTAGAACTCAAGACGCCCTGGCAATCAGTCGGGGCTAAGTCGGTGGTGACATTGGCAGCCAAGTTAATGATGGCGTTGATGCCACCATCCACTACGTTCTTTAAGCTACAGATCAATGATGCAAAGCTAGGTGAAGAGCTACCTCCTGAAGTAAGGAGTGAGCTGGACCTGTCCTTCTCCAAGATGGAGAGGATGATCATGGAGTATGTCAACGCACAGAATCACCGCGTTGCTATTCACCAAGCACTCAAGCATCTCATTGTGTCTGGCAATGCCCTGCTCTACATGAGCAAGGATGGTATGAAGAACTATCCTTTCAATCGCTTCGTCCTTAATCGTGACGGCGAAGGTAATGTCACGGAGATTGTTACCAAAGAGATCATCAATAAGAAGGCTTTAGGTGTGGACCTGCCGGAGCCGAAGCCCAATGCAGTGGGAGACGACGGTCCCAAACCACCTAACTCCGAGGACGTTGAGGTGTATACCTATGTCCGACTTGAAAAGAATTCAGGCCAATGGGTCTGGCATCAGGAAGCATACGACAAGATCATTCCTGGCAGCAGATCAACTGCACCTAAGAAGGCTTGCCCTTGGTTCCCGTTAAGGTTCAATCAAGTGGACGGAGAAAACTATGGACGAGGTAGGGTAGAGGAGTTCCTGGGTGATCTTAAGTCACTCGAAGCACTCTCTCAGAGCCTCGTAGAAGGAGCTGCACAGGCTTCCAAAGTTATCTTCCTTGTCTCACCATCAAGCACCACTAAACCGCAGGCTCTAGCCCGTGCTGGTAACGGTGCCATCATTCAGGGACGACCTGATGATGTCGGTGTGGTGCAGGTAGGTAAGACAGCAGACTTCAAGACTGCCTGGGATATGGCACAGCAATTAGGACAACGCATCAGTGATGCATTCCTTGTGCTTAACATCCGACAGTCTGAACGTACCACTGCAGAAGAGGTACGACTTACACAGATGGAACTGGAGCAACAACTTGGTGGACTGTTCAGTCTGCTTACCGTTGAGTTCCTTGTTCCCTATCTCAACCGAGTGATGAACGTGCTCACACGTAGCCGTCAACTCCCCTCCCTTCCCAAAGGTATTGTCTCCCCACAAATCGTGGCTGGTGTACAAGCACTGGGACGTGGACAGGATAGAGAATCACTCATTACATTCATCACCACAATTGCTCAGACCATGGGACCTGAGTCATTGATGAAGCATGTTGATGCTACTGAATACATCAAGCGACTAGCAGCAGCACAAGGTATTGATTACCTGAACCTGATCAAGTCACCTGAGACACAGGAGCAAGAGATGCAACAGCAGATGCAACAGAACCAGCAGCTTGAACTTACTAAGCAGGCAGGCCAGTTGGCATCAGCACCCATGATGGACCCTAGTAAAAACCCAGAACTGAATGGAGGAGACCAAACCAACCCGCCCCCGCAGGGCCAAGCGAGCCCGCAAGCCCAAGGAGGAGCAGACCCCAACCAGGCAGCAGGCGGTCAAGCCTGAACCTGAGTCAATGGGTACAGCTCAAACTAAATACGGCAAGAAAGATCGCATCGGAGAACACCCACCCATCCGAGTCGGCGGCCAGAAAGTAACACGGGTGGGCTTAGGAAACCTTAGAGTAGAGGACATTGATGGCAGAACTTACGGTCAATACAGAGCGTGATCCAGACGTACTTACAGAGGATGAACTCGATTCTCTCCGCGTTGGTGAAGAGCTTGAAGCCGAGCAGCAAGACATGCTCGCCGGTAAATTCAGAGACGCAGAAGAACTCGAACGTGCATACATTGAACTCCAGCGTAAGCTTGGCTCAAAGGAGAGCGAAAGCAGCGAGAGAGTTGAAGAGGATACAACCCCTGCACCCGAAAAGGAAGAGGAGGAGGTTCCCGACGAAGAACCTTCAGAGGTTATCAGCCTAATCAACGATGCAAGTGCTGAGTACTGGGGCAACGAAGGTCAGCTGTCAGAAGAGACGCTGAACAAACTCTACGAAGCAGACAGTAAGGATCTTGTAGCTGCTTACATGCAGATGCAAACAGAACAGCCACAACAGCAAGAGGTAGTTGACCTCTCCGACCGTGAAGTGATGGAGATTAAATCCATGGCTGGTGGAGATGAAGGCTACTCACAGATGACTAGCTGGGCTGCAGAGAACCTGCCCCCTGCTGATGTCCAAGCGTTTGATTCACTCGTAGCGACAGGACAGATGGGAGCAATCCGACTAGCAGTGGCTGGTCTTAAGTCTCTCTATCAGGATCAGGTTGGTTACGAGGGACGAATGCTTAGTGGTAAGTCAGCAGTAGAGACAGAAGATGTCTTCCGCTCACAAGCTGAGGTTGTCCGTGCAATGCAGGACCCTCGGTATGAAAACGACCCCGCATACAGAAACGATGTATTCACAAAGCTGGACAGGTCGAACCTGGAGTGGTGAACCCACTAATCAACTGAGCCGTTATCAACTAGCGGCTCTTCGCTTCAAACATAAGCGAGACGAATGTGGTTATAGGTCTGGCCCCTGTATCACAGGCCAGCCTGCATTCGTACACACAGCTCACCCCACCTTCAAGCAGACGCAGTGGTGTGAATGTCCAAGACAAGTCTGCGATTTATCCCCCGGAAAAATTTGACAGTAACTACTAACGAGCGAGGACAACAAAACATCTTCGCTAAAGAACCCCCTATTACATTCGACGAGAAGTACACCGTGAGCCACAACGAACGAGCAGAACAATTGAATGGACGCTTCGCAATGATTGGTATCATCGCAGCGTTCGGAGCCTATGCAGTAACCGGACAAATCATCCCCGGCGTTTGGTAATTAAGACATACCCCTGACTGGATGTGAGCCTTGCGGGGGTTTATTAAAGTGCTCAAATACTTACACTGTGATAAACCTATGAAATGTCTTAATGTCAGCTACAACTTTACAACAGAATAGAACAAACTGGGATCTTTTCTGTGACTGGGTAACCAGTACTAACAACCGACTCTATGTTGGTTGGTTCGGAACTCTAATGATCCCAACCCTACTGGCAGCTACGACCTGCTTTGTTATTGCCTTCATCGCTGCTCCACCTGTGGACATCGATGGCATCCGTGAACCCGTCGCAGGATCTCTTCTCTATGGAAACAACATTATATCGGGAGCCGTCGTTCCAAGCAGCAATGCCATCGGACTACACCTCTACCCAATTTGGGAAGCTGGTTCACTTGATGAATGGCTCTACAACGGGGGTCCGTACCAGCTCGTCGTATTCCACTTCCTCATTGGTATCTTTGCTTACCTGGGACGAGAGTGGGAACTTAGTTATCGATTAGGAATGAGGCCCTGGATCTTTGTTGCATACTCTGCCCCCGTCGCAGCCGCTAGTGCTGTATTTCTTGTCTATCCCTTTGGTCAAGGTTCTTTCAGTGACGGTATGCCTCTCGGCATCTCTGGCACTTTCAACTACATGTTCGTCTTTCAAGCCGAGCACAATATCCTCATGCATCCGTTCCACATGCTCGGCGTTGCTGGGGTATTCGGTGGCGCTTTGTTTAGTGCTATGCACGGAAGCTTGGTTACTTCTTCTCTCATTAGAGAGACAACTGAAGAGGTAAGTCAGAACTATGGATACAAGTTTGGACAAGAAGAAGAGACCTACAACATCGTTGCCGCTCATGGCTACTTCGGTCGTTTGATTTTCCAATATGCTTCGTTCAATAATAGCCGCAGTCTTCACTTCTTCCTGGCAGCATGGCCAGTCGTGGGCATCTGGTTTACCGCCCTCGGCGTCAGCACCATGGCATTTAACCTCAACGGATTCAACTTCAACCAGTCCATCGTTACTCGCGAAGGGCATGTTGTAAATACGTGGGCGGACATCCTCAACCGTGCCAGTCTTGGTATGGAGGTGATGCATGAGCGCAACGCCCACAACTTCCCTCTTGATCTGGCATCAGCAGGGACTACACAAGTCGCTCTAACCGCACCTTCTATTGGATAGAAACATGTTCCATATTCGAGTACCCTACATCTTCCAGACCACGGATAAGAACACCCCTCCGACTGACTGCGAACCCCGCATTCCTTTTATCGGTGAGGTGATGTACCGTGACGTACCCTGGTGTGTCTAAATGAGACGGGCTGCCTTTTACTTGGTGGCCTTTGTTCTTGGTGTCCAGCTAGCAATTGCTGCAGGCAGTATAGCTGGATGCCTTTATCTTAAAGACAGGCGATGTACTGGTGAGCAGGTTAGTGAGCTTATGTTGTACATCACTGCTCAAACCTTTGCATTGTATGCCGCCGAGAAATGACAATCATTAAACAACTAGATGTAGTATATGATTCCCAACATAACAATCCAAGTGGAGATGGATACCGTGAGTGTTTCAGCTCTGCTTGTGCAATGATTGTTCAGTACCTTGGGAAGATTGATCATGTAAATGAGTACCATGCTGTTCGTCCAAGTTATGGCGACAGCACTGACTCCTTTGCACAGATCCAAACGATCAGACACTTTGGACTACACCCTCACTTTGTAGTCAACGGATCCCAGTCATGGCTTAAGGATAAGATTCTAGCTGGCCTACCTATTGCTGTTGGTTGGCTGCACCACGGCGGTCCTAATAACCCCTACGGTGGTGGTCATTATTCTACTGTGATTGGTGTCACTGATACAGGCTTCATCCATCATGATCCGAATGGAGAAGCAAGTCTAGTTTCTGGTGGTTACACTAGTAACTACGACGGATCCAATCAACATTACTCATTCAAGAACTGGCTACCCCGCTGGGAAGTAGAGGGTCCTGGTAGTGGATGGGCAATGGAGATCCGTAAATAATCTTCGTACGTTTATCCGAAAGGACGCATGTATGTCAGCCATGAAACGGGGGCTGATTTAACGGAGGTATCTCATGACCGACATTCAAGTTCGCGACATCCAGAACAAGAAAGCTGCTGCTGAAAGGTATCAGAAACTTGTCTATCGTGGTGTAGCTTATCTGAAGAAGAAGTCTACTCAA